ACAACGGAGTGACTATGGCACGCCTTCGCATCATCGAGATCCTCGGCGGGCCGCTCGACGGGCGGCGGATCATGTGGGATGCCGAGATCGAGTGCATGGCGTGGACGGACGGATCGCGGCTGTATCAACACGTGATCGACGAGGTGTGGACGGGGAAACGGATGCGCAAGGTGTTACGGCACGTGCAGACGGTGCCGATGCCGAAGCGAGACAAGTAACACCCGGCGGCGGGCGGGACTAACCCAAATCCCGAACCAATTCGGGGCTCGGGCCGGTCGCGGAAAAACCGCCCGCCGTCGGGGTTTTCAAGGAGGGGACGCATGGAAGAGGCGAAGGTGTGCAGGCGGTGCGGCGAGACGAAGCCCGCGGGCGCGTTCTCGGTCAACCGACGATCCAAGGACGGGCGTACCGCCTGGTGCAGATCGTGCACGTCGGCGTACACCGCCGAGCGACGCCGGGTCGCTCGCACGATGCTCCGCGGTGTGCAGCGAGGCAGCCACCGGGATCTGCTCGTCGAGACGCTCACCTCCAGGCGGGACGACTACATCCTCATGCTCTCGGCCGCCGTCGACCGGTGGCGAGATGCAGACGATCCGGAGGACCGGGCCGGGGCGAAAGACGCCGTGCTTTTCAGGTGCCGGCAGCTCGTTGAGGCGGAAGGGTTGGTGGTGGCATGACGGGAACTTTTACGGAGGGAAACGTGATTAAGGAGTCGGAACATGAAGAGGCTTTGCAATCGATGCAACCACGAAAGAAGCGTTCGAGTAAGGCTGTGCGAGATGTGCGGATGTCCGGAGTTTCGGATCGTCCGGCGTCCGAGCGTTACACGAAGTTCCTCGCCACGAAAGCCCAAGTCGATGGCGACCACGGATTCGACCCCGAGTTCCTGCCCGACTGGATGTTCGACTACCAGCGGTCGCTCGTGACGTGGGCATGCCGTAAAGGTCGGGCGGCAATCTTCGCTGACTGCGGAATGGGAAAAACGCCAATGCAACTGGTCTGGGCGGAAAACGTCCGCCTGGCTGTCGAGAAGCCCGTTTTGATTCTCACGCCTCTCGCCGTGAGCTATCAGACCGTTGGCGAGGCAAAGCGGTTTGGCATTGAGGCGGAAAGGGCAATTGGTGGGAAACCCAATTCCACGATTGTGGTAACGAACTACGAGCGGCTCCATCATTTCAGCCCGAATTATTTCGGCGGAATCGTGTGTGACGAGTCGAGCATCCTAAAAAACTTCGACGGACAAACCAAGGCGGCAGTCACGGAGTTCATGCGGACGATCCCTTATCGACTTCTCTGCACGGCCACAGCTGCGCCGAATGACTATCACGAACTCGGCACCAGCAGCGAGGCTATCGGCTACCTCGGATATCAGGACATGCTCTCTCGGTTTTTCAAGGAAGACGTGATTAAGGACTATCTCGGCTGGGGCCGCAAGAGCTATCGATTCCGTGGACATGCCGAGGAGCAGTTTTGGAAATGGGTGTGCTCTTGGTCGCGTGCGTGTCGCAAGCCGAGCGACCTTGGGTTTGACGACGGAAAGTTGGTCTTGCCGCCATTAAGAGAACACGAGCATGTCGTCCATAGCAGCAAGACGCGGTCTGGGATGCTGTTCTCCATGCCGGCCAACTCTCTCCAGGAGCAGCGAGAGGAGAGGCGACTGACGTTAGAGGATCGGTGTGCGGCGGCTGCGGATCTTGTCGGCAGTCACACCGGCTCTTCGGTGGTGTGGTGTCACTTAAATGACGAGGCCGACATGCTCGAGCGGTCTATCTCAGACTGCCGGCAGGTTAGCGGGTCGCAGTCCGAGGAAGAAAAGGAAGAGCTGCTGTTGGCGTTTCAGCGTGGGCAACTTAAGAGGCTAGTCACGAAGCCAAAGATTGGATGCTTTGGATTGAACTGGCAGCACTGTCACAACGTCGTGACGTTCGCTTCCCACTCGTGGGAGCAGTATTACCAAGCCGTGCGTCGTTGCTGGCGTTTTGGGCAGACCAACCCCGTGGACGTTCACGTCGTTGCTACCGAGGGGGAAGTCGGCGTGCTGGCAAATCTCCGGAGAAAAGCCGGGGCGGCGGAAAAAATGTTCGAGGCCCTCGTTACTCACATGAACGATTCGATGTCAGTGGATCACAAGAGAACTTTCACTCAACCGGAGGAGGTGCCAGGATGGCTTGCACGGAACAAGTAGTCACAAACGACTACGCGATCTACAACGGCGACTGCTGCGAGGTGCTTCAGAGCATCCCTGACGACAGCGTCCATCTGTCTCTCTATTCCCCGCCGTTCGCGGCCGACGGGGCGGGATGTCTCTACCACTACTCGTCAAGCGACCGCGACTTGTCGAACTGCCGGAGCCACCAGGAGTTTTTCGATCACTACGCCTTTGTCGTGGGTGAGATCCACCGGGTGACGATGCCGGGCAGGCTGACGGCTGTGCATTGCATGGACATCCCGCGGAAGTCTTCGCCCGGCGGACTGGTGGACTTTCCCGGCGAGATCATCCGCCTTCACGAATCGCTTGGCTGGCGTTTCTGGTGCCGGCACTTCGTTTGGAAGGAGCCGCTCGCCGTTCGGCTGCGAACGATGGCGAAGGGGCTCGCACACAAGCAAGTCGTGACCGACGCTAGCTTGTGCGATGTGGCCTCGGCTGACTGCATGCTTCTGTTCCGAAAGGACGGAGACAATCCGGTTCCCGTGGCTAATCCTAACGGACTCCTCGAATACGCCGGCGAGCGACAGGTTCCCGAGGAGCTGCTGCCGTTCCGCGGCCACAAGGGAAAGCAGATCGAGAACCGTTACTCCCACTGGGTGTGGCGACAGTACGCATCGTCTTTTTGGGATGACATTCGGATCGGTCGGACGCTGCCCTACAAAGAAGCCCGCGAGGAACAGGACGAGCGGCACATGCACCCGCTTCAACTCGACGTTATTGAGCGTGTCGTGCAACTTCGCAGCCTTCCGGGCGAGACGGTGCTGACACCGTTTATGGGTGTCGGCAGCGAGGCGTACGGGGCCGTTCTCATGGGACGGAAGGCGATTGGCGTGGAGTTGAAGCCGGCTTACTACCGTCAAGCGGTTCGGAATCTTGCGGAGGCGGCACTTGGGAAGAAGGTTGAGACGACCCTTTTCGACGCGGTGACCGCATGAAGTACCAAGGCCAGCACTACATCGACTTCGACGCGGCACCGGCCCGCCGCACCGATCCGCCGACTTCGGTCGCGGCCGGGCAGGCGATGACGGCCGCGGTCGTTGACGAACACGAACGGCTGATTCTCGCGGCGTTGGCGGCGGGGCCGGCCGGCAAGACCGAGTTGGCGGCTCGGATCGGCAGCATGAGCGATCAGCAGGTGATCCGCCGGATGAAGAGGCTCGAGCGGCTCGGGCGGGTCGAGCGGACGGGGCTGGAGGTCATGTCGGCCGCCAGGCGGGGCGAGACGGAATGGCGGGTGGTGGGTGGGGGGAGGAGCTGATGGCCAACAAATACAACGACCCTAGGTGGCAGCGAAAGCGACTAGAAGTCATGGAACGGGACGGCTGGGCGTGCGTCGCGTGCCTTAATGAATCATCGACGCTCAACGTTCACCATAAGAGATACAAAGGCGAACTTTGGGAATCTCTAGACGAAGATCTTCAGACTTTGTGCGATGTATGCCACTCCGACCTCGGCGGACATCCAAAGGGTGGCGTGTGGTACGAAAACAGGCTCAAACCATACCCACTTCACTGCGACGACAGGTGGACTGTTCACGTCGTGGGGCATTGCCCGAAATGCTCGCGCACTACTTTTATTCGTAGCCGTGGAGTGTATCGGTGTGCTTCCTGTTCTTCTGAAGTACATCGGCCTGCTACTGCAATTGGAGGGACTGTTATTGAGCGGCCAGCCACGTTTGCGGATGAGGTTCCTGTTTTTTGCGGCAGGGACATCCGCACCTTCTATCTCGCCGGCAAGATCACTGGGCAATCATGGCGATCTAGCATCGTCCCGCAATGGGAAAGCGCTTCTCATGGCTCGCAAGACATCGAGACGGAATGGGACTGCCTGGACGTGGAGATCCCTTGCCTCGACGGATACCCGGTTTATTTGACTGGGCCTTATTGGGTCGATCAGTCTGGCGGCCATTGCGGTCCGTGTGATTTTTACCCAAAGGGTCCACATGCAACCAATGGATGCGGTGGCCCTAATCTTAGAAATCACGTTTATCGGAACGTCAAAACCGCTATTCAGAAGAAGTCTGATTTCATGTTTGCGTGGATTGACTCGTTTGATTGTTTTGGGACTTTGTGGGAATTAGGAGTGGCTGCTGGTGCTGGCGTTCCTTGTGTTGTTGCTATCAGTTCTGGAATGAGGGATTCGCTGGCAGAGCTGTGGCTGTCAATTGAAGGATGCCAAGTTGTTATCGAAGCTGAAACGCCAAAGCTTGCTTGGGACTGCTTCTGGCACCAAATAGCAAAAGGATGGCACAGTG